TTCGCTTCTTGCTTTGCTTTCCCCGGTCCTTCACGCGGTTCTGACGTTTCGTCATCGATCAGCCGTCCAGGGTTCTCCCTGTCGTTGGCAGGCTTTCCTCGTTCACCTGTCTGATCGCCGGTCGCCGGTATAGGCAATGCGGTCTGTTGATTTGTTGCGGCGAGTTTTTAAAGAGCGTCTGCGCTTGCGGGCAGCTCACAGCCGCAAATAGCTGTGATGGGACAAATATGAACTACTGGTTCATATTACGTCAAGTACCAAAAGTACAAATTATCGAAGTGACCGTTTTCGGGGTGGGTGCCGCTAAGGGATTTGGGATTTACGCCGAACCGAAGGTTCGTTATGCTCCCCGCATTTACTGGATGGATATACAGCTTTCCTAAGGAGGAACTTATGGCACAGCAGGGCGGGAAAAAGGAAACAGTAACGAAACCGATGAGCGCAATGGAGCGGCTCTCGCTACGGGTATCGTCGATGATCAACCACCCGATCGCCCAAGAGCGGCGGGAGGTCAGAATTCATCGGCTGGACACTGATGGGGAGCGGGAGTGGAACGAGATTGTGAGCGCGCTCTCAGAGGCGGACGGAATTGAGCTGACGCACAATCACGAAGACGCTTCGATCACGTTGAGGTGGGAGCCGTCGGCGGATGACGAGCGTCCTGCTCAGGCCGCCGACCCATTTGAGCCTGAAGAGCCGGCACCTTTCTGACAGGCACAAAAAAGCCCGCTCAGGTGGCGGGCTTTGATCATGCAGCTTTGGTTGCCCTTGGTATCTTAAAGTCGGGCACGACAATCCCTTCTTTGAAGAACATAACCTCGTCACCGACGTAGCGGGCTTGCGCGGTGTAGTGAAGACCATAGTTGAGCACTTCATTTTCCCTGTACATCTCGCAAATCTCCGGCGCACTGTCATAGGATACGACCCAAGCACGCTGGAACTCTGGCGATTGAAGAAGCCCCGCAATCTGAAGGTGGTCTTCATGCTTGTAAAAATTTCGGTACAGGCCGCGCCCTTTCACATAGTAGGGCGGATCCAGATATATCAATGAAAGTTCAGGTAGAAGAACAGAGGCACGACTAAGGAGCTGAAAAGCATCTTCGCAGTGAACGCTGATCGATTTAGCGTTAAGGGCGATGCGCTCCAGTCGAGCCGAGATCATATCTTTGCTGAACCTGGCGTCCAGTTTGTAGGTTCCAGCCTGAGCTTTGCCACCAATAACGCCCCCCTTCAAAATGCCAGAGCGGTTGGTGCGATTCACGAATAAAGTCGCAAACCCGCGCTCCGCAATGGATAGATCTGGGTCTTGGACGAGCATGACGGAGCGCCAGTGATGCCACTGATCCATCGTGATCGGAGTGTCGTGCAACAGCTTGGCCAAGCCATCCGGGTCGCACGTTGCGGCCAGCCAGAACGCATAGACAGCCGGGTCCAGATCGTTGATATGGATGTGGGATGCGTGTCCTTCAAAGAGAAGCTCCAGCGCGACCCCAGCACCACCGGCAAACGGTTCGAGATAGTGCCCTCCGCTCAGCCCGTTGGCACGCATTACCTCGGATATAAAAGGTGCGAATCTAGCCTTCCCTCCAGGGTAACGCAAAGGACTGTAAAGCTTATTAGAGTACATTCGAACTCATCCCTGAAGATGGATTGGCGGCAATCCGATTCTAGCATTAATAAGGTTCAATGTGTCCATCAATGAAGAGGCGAATTCATCTTTATCTAAATGATGGGCTACATAATAAGTAACGTATTTATTGAATTCACCCTTGCATGATTTAGCCCAAGTTTTACACGCCGATATATTAGTTGTGACTTCATTGAGGATATCAGTTTCAGAAAGGGAAATGCCCATGCTCGAGAAATCTCCGAGAAACGCATCTCGTTCTTTTTTGAATTTTTCAAAGAACAAGTCATCGTTTGGCCTTGTCATGATGTAGTAGATCATGCGTCTTTCCAGTGCGAGCCCATCTTCGTCAGGTAGGCGGAGGCAGAAGTCCTGGATTTTCAGATTATTCATGAATTTGTCAGAAACGTCTGCATCCAATACTACGAGACTGTGTTCAAAAAGAACGGGGAATCTCGAGCACGCATCTGCTAGTGGCTTTACCTCGGTATAAGCAATGCCAGGCTTAGCACTATTAATATCCAGCGATTGGTGAAACTCCAAAGTATCAATGATCTCCCGCTTCCTGATGATTCTTTTCAGAAAGTGTATGGCAGTCTCATCTTCGCAGAATATTTTAAGTTTTCTTATCTTGGCCAATTCTATAGGACTGGTGAAAGTAAGCTCTTTGTAAGCGAGATCGTAAGGCGGGTTATGCAATATGGGGTAATTAGACCCTACAGCTTTCGACTTGCTAACGAAATTGACAGCAATTTGCCCTCTGTCTAGCAATCCTGCATGCTTCAGATAAATGTCTGATATGAGGCCCAGCGAGTGGGTAGTCAGTATAACCTGGGTTTTAAAGTCTCCGGCCCACCTTAACAGGTAGTCAAATAATCGCAGCTGTGCCACTGGGTGTAACGTGGCTTCAAATTCATCGATACATAATATTCCACCACCGGTCTTCTGGCCTATTTTAAAGTCACGTTGAAACCCAATTAATCGATTGAATATGGATCCTAAATTATCTTCACCAGAAGAAATCGACTCCCAATCATAGCCTAGGTCTCCACCGCTCGGAGCCCATGTTGACTTAATCTTAGGTCGGTAGACACCTACAAAAGAACCATAGCTTGAGCTCGGAAATATTTGTTCGTAGAATTTCTTTAATTGAATTTTTTCGCTTGCCGATAGTGACGGGGTAGTGGTCGGCTTGCGCTGAGCTGCAAGATCAACAATTGGATATAAGCGCTTTAAATTGAGGAATGAAGTATTGTATGAAAGATTGCCATCACCTTGCTCCGAACCAGATACCACAATCCTGTGGCGATTAGTTTTGTCTGCCGTAAAATAAATTTGCACGGGAGATCTAATGCATCGGCCATCAGACATTTCGGAGATTATTGCATATTCATAGTCGTCCGTATCATATGTCTTCGAAAGGTTGAAAACCTCGGAAAGAGTTGTCTTTAATCTCTTTCCTAAACCATCTTCAGCGCTGCTTGAGAACGGGTGCGCTATTAACGCCATCAACGATGTTTTCATAGTTCCGTTACGGCCTGACAGGACCGTGATCTTTGAGCCTAAAACTATCTTCTGATCCTCTAGAGACCGGAAACGTTGAATGTCAATTCCTCTAACTCTAGCAATTGGGATTGTCTTATTATCGGTTATCCCTAGTTCCGCTTTTGTTTCCCCTTGAGGGAGAATTCCTGCTTTGGATGTACTCACTGTAATACCGGTAATAAGTTGAAGGGATTCTTGATCTGCATGGAAAACGTTTTTTGCGCAGAATCTGCAACGGTTGTTATTAGACCAGGTTTCCGTTCCAGACGAATAACACTCGCGCCTGAATGTAGGTCTCGTCGATAGTAATGTCCTCGGCCTTGTGCTTGCGGTTGTCCGAGATCATCTTGAATTTATCCTTACCCTTCATTTGCAGCCGCTTGATGTACTGGAATCCGCCGTACGAGAAGTAGTAGATCCCGTCTCCAATGAATTCCTTGACGCTGATGTCGACCAGGCAAGGGTCCCCATGCTTGATAGTTGGCGTCATCGACTGACCCCAGCCTGTGATCACCTTCAGGTGGTAGTGTTCTCTGAACTCAACGCCCATCGAGCGAAGATGGGAAGGACTGATGCGGATGTCCTGAAGCAGTTCAGGGTAGTCGTGAGCTACCTCACCATCACCCAGCGCGCCGCGCACGTCATAGTGAGCAATCCAAACCTCATCGCCGACTTTGCCGGGCCTATAGGCATCGTTCACCAGGACGCTGACACTTCCCTCCGGCTCGTTCCCCTCCGCAACGGCCAGCAGCTTCTGGATGCGATCTTCACCCAAGCTTTTCCCGGCAAGCATCTGGCGAATCTTGTCCGCAGCGGAGGGGAGGGCGAACCCGAGCGCTTCCGAGTCATGAGGCGGGGCGAATGCCTCGGGGCCATCCCCCGCTGCATGTTGCAGCCATTCGATCTTTACCCCCAGAAAAGTAGCAATGGCATGCATCTTAGCGGGACCTGGGATTGACTCGCCATTCAGCCATTTGCTGGCAGCTTTGGGGGTCACCTTGGCTACTTCTGCCAGGCGAGCGCCCGCTCCCCACTGATCAATGCCCTTCGCGGCAAGTGACTTTTTAAGGCGAGAAGCGAAAGCAGTGCGGATTTCTTCTATTTGAACCATAGGTTCAATATCGCACGGCCTTGCATGTACTTTCAGTTCCGACATAATATGTACTGCAAGTTCATATTAGCTACGGAGGCCGCATGGGCCCGCTTAAGAAATCGATTGACGCCGCCGGCGGCGTTCCAGTGGTGGCCCTGGCCTGCGGCAAGTCGCCCCGCGCGGTTTACAAGTGGCTCTCCGCCGAATGCCTGCCACGCACCGAGTACACCGGTGAAACGCGGTATGCAGAGCGTATTGCAGCCCTCGCCTCGGCAAATGGCAAACCCTTCGAACCGTCCTGGCTGCTCGCTGAAGCCCATCCGGGCAAATCCGTCGCTTGAAGACATTGGGGCGGGCATTGACTCGTCCTTGATTATTAGTAGCGAAATGGCATGACCACAGATTAAGACGGAGAAAGCCTCATGGAAACGTCGAACTTGCGACACGAAACACGCGATGCGGTGCTGGTTGCAACTGCCCGCGACATGATCGCCCGAACCAGCATGAGCCAAGACGGTTTTGCTGAGCAGCTCAATCACCAGCTGTTCAACCGAGCCCCGGCCCGCTGCAAGGAGAAAGGCTTTCCTGATCTGCAGGGCCTGACCAAGACCGCAGACATGCAGGCATACGGCCGTGCTTATAAAGCGTGGAGTAAGCGTGTCGAGCGTTGGCTTGATGACAGCGGCGACCGTATCGAAATCCCGTCGTGGATTGAGGAGTCATGGGTCGCCGCCCTAGATCAGCCATGGCGTGACCGCGCTCTGACCGAGCTGGCGGGTCGTTATGGCTTATTGGCCGTCAAGCAAATTGGTTCTGGTGTGGATGACGCGCTGCAAGTGTTCGCTGGCATCGCCACAAACTTCGGCCTTGTCGCGGGCCTGGGCGGGAAGGTGTTCGCGGATGGCGTGTTCGATGAGAAGGACCACATCTATGCCGAGTCCTTTGAATCCTTCTGCCGGTCGCTCGCCGCTCATGCAGTCGCAATGGCGGATCAGGCATCGCTCATCGCTTCGAAGATTCATTAAATCCCAGGCACAAAAAAGCCGACGGTCGAGGTCGGCTCTTTCTACAGCGTTTGCGAGGTCGATTATGCACACCCCGAACACCCAGAGCAATAGCGCCACTGATTCGTCAGTCTTCCCAATGCGGCAAAAAATGACGCGTCAGTCTATGTCGTCGCGTGAGATATCGGACCTCCTGAATTCGCGCCATGACAAGGTCAAGCAATCCGTCGACCGCCTCGTCCAGCGCCGCACGATCGTCCAACCCCCCGTGGGGGACGAACAAATCAAAGACTCGCCGGGCCGCCCTCGCACCGAGGCCGCATACCACCTGTGCAAGCGCGACCGGTTCGTCGGTGCCGCCCCGCGCAGCCCTGACCTCCCCGC